CTTGTTTAATATACTCCGGTAACGACTTGATTGCCTTCCAACCTATTCCATCGTTACTCCAGATTGTATAGAATACTGCTACGGTAGGATCGTGATCAACTAAATGCTCACGAGACATGAGAAACAGGTCAAAGTCTGATTCAGGCACATCAGCACACATAGCATAACACATATACGATACTTTGCTACCTTCTTTGTACTCAAACATTCCTTTCAGATTATTGTTTACTCTCCATTCCGGTTCTATATAAGGCCGTACTGGATCATCTTTACATATTTGTCTCACTTCTTCTAATTGTAATCTCCTGAAACTACCCATAATATAATATCCTACTATACCTTTTTGGTTTTTCTTTTAGCACGCGCCTTTTTTGGTTTTGCATACTCAGTAATACCCAAAGGCTTCATCAGTTTTTCTAGCTGCGGATAAACTTCCAATAACTTAATATCCTTCACCGCTGTGAGCACTTTAGCCTCTTTGTGGTGTATGCCTTCTAATATATTTACCCATTGCTGCTCTCTTTTCCAAGGAGTAAGTTTATTCATATTAGAACTTGGATCAAAAAACTGCTTGATGCGTCTCCACTCTAATTGCAATGTTGATTCACCCATACCATCAGGAATATCTTCATCCCATTTCATAGTTTCTGGTTCGCCTGATGGTAATCCCCAATCAGGTTTTTCTGCACCCACACCAATACGAACAATGGGAATAAGAGCTTGATTTGTTTTAGACCAATTCTTGAGTCTGGTTATCTGCTCATCTGTAGTCTCAGCTTTAAATACATAATCAAAGCCCTCATTGATTTGCCTGAATTTATTGGTTGATGACATGTTATTGTTCATAGTATTATCCTAGAAGTCGCTAACGACCTCGATCATGTTACGCATCTGATTTTTTATAAAGTAGTTTAGGATTTGACTCCTATCACCACCAAGTTGCTTGGTATAATTACTTATAATGCCAGTTTTAATCTCTTTGGGTGTCTTGCTCAAATCAACTAACATCTGATTACGATTATACCCGTGTACCATATCCGCCGTGACCCATTCTTCAGGTGGTTTGTTTTTCCATTCTTCTAATTTAACTTTCCTAATAGATTTCTGGCGTACACCCTCTACAAGACAATCATCAGCAGATAACATGTTAGGCACACCATCCCCCCTATCTCCGGTGATGATATGTTCCATCAATACCTTATCTGCTGGTTCCTTAATCTTAATCCATTTCTTTAAGGAGGGAGCATATTGTTTTACATTGCTCCACTTTTGCAACTGATTGAAGTCATGATCTCCACTAATAATTAGATAAGGTACCGGTGTCGGTTCATCAAACAAGCTATCAGCCTCGCCCATCGTCTGACTATATTCAGCCAGTGTACCTATAACATCATCAGCCTCAGCGCCATCAACATCAATTACTGGATATGGAAAATTTTCAGCTATTTCTTCTCTTATAATAGAGAGTGCTTCGAATATAGAAGACCAATCAAATGCTGATTTTTCTCTGTCTACTTTCCGATGCGCCTTGTAGTGTGGGAAAACTTTACGGCGCCAGTAATTTCTGTTATCACAAGCAATAACAATGTCACCAAACTCAGCACCATATTTAGTCTTATAAGATCTAATTGTATTAATAATCAAGTGTCGGAGAAGAGGTAAGTTTACATCAACTCCTCCTCGATAGCCCACTTCGCCCATAAATGCTGCGATTGCAACTTGGTTGTAATCAATAATTATTATGCCTTTTTTCATTTGATGACCCTCAATAAAACCATCGTGGCTTGTACCCGGGATTTGGCAGGGTACTTTTTACCCCTTACCTTATCCATGAAGTTGTGCAGACCATTCTTACGACATGCCATGAAGTCTTTAACCTTCTCATCTTTACGGACTGTCTTTTCATATGATTTACCAAAGGAGTAATTGTCAATGACAGTACCCTTCACGCCTAACGTGTTCTCGTATTCAGAAGCATACACACCGATACGTTTTCGTTTTATATCATACACCCACACTTCAGATGCTCCTATGATCTCAACTGGATCAATAGACTTCAACATCAATTCAGGATGTTTAACAGTGTACTTTAACCTACGAACAAGTTTAGTCTTATCAACAGGACGCTTACGTTTAATGCGAGTAATCTTTTTGGCTTGCTTAGTTTCCAGTAAACCTGTTATGATACCATCAAAGAAATCTAATAGATTTTTTAACGTAGACTTTTTAATATGAGAATACCCTTCTATTAAGTCTGCATCTGTTCCTTCAGCTAAAAGTCTGAATTCCATAGCGAGAGTATCAACTATAGTAACAGCGTCTGCTGTCTCAATATTATTCAATTTATATAGTTCTACAAACTGTTTAATATTAGATAGTTGTGAACCCCCAATCACATTATCAATCATGTCATCTACACCGATAGCAAATTGATTGAGATTATCTCTAGGAATCACAACTTTGGGTTTCTCTTCTTTGATCTCAACATATGCAGAGGCTTTGTTTAACCACACAGCTTTCTGATTCTCAATCCAATTCAATACGGATGTTGGCAACCAACCCAACTTATTCCAACAGTAAAAGTATTTACCTACACTGTGAAAAGTAGAATCGGGCATAATGAGTATTTTGTCTACGTCCGACTTATCCCAATTTGCCTTCATCCACTTCTTTAGAGGTGGTACTCCTGTTTTGTCTTGTATCTCATAATGAGAAAAGTATAAGCAACTACTAAGTGCTTTTTCACGATCTTCATCTTCGGTTAGCAGTTTGAGTTCTGACCACTTGGGTTCAGGCATCACATGTGTGCTGCGTGCTCGTTTAGTTTTCGCCATGAAAGGACTCCTTTATTTGTTTACTAGTAAGTATAACACAATGAAGTATCATATGTCAAGCAATTTCATGGAATTACCTTTACTGTTATGTAAAGGTTTTAATAGAGGTGATTACAATAGAGCGCCAGCCTTGTTTTTCAGTATCAAAAACCACTAAATTTGGTCTTTCGGTAGGACTCTTAGTTGTAACCGGAATGACACCTTCCTGAAGTGTAGCTTTCATTATCCTTTCCGTACCATCTTTCTTGGTAAAGGTAATTGTTCGAACACCTGATTGTAGCGAGGTAATATAATTTTCTTTATTCATTTCTTTCTCCATCACACTGATTCATAATTAATTTAAGGTAACACAATCCCAGAAGTAAATTGTAGGTAAGCATTTTTAACTGGTTCACTTGTTTCGCCGAAAAATACGACATTTGTAATATAAAATTCTACTTGATCTGGTTCAGATTTTCCGGTCATAGAGATTCCTGGATTGAAACCCATCCCTTCTTTATTATGCATTACCATTCGTGGGTCTTTAACTGTAACGGCAATGGGATCTACACTCACATATTTACCAACAAATTCACCGACAGTAGTCACTATGCTTATTACATCATTTTCTTTCATTATCATTTTTTCCTTTTTTATCAATTAACCAATTTAATCTTGATCTAACACTTCTATCTAAACGTTTGAACTGGTGTACATCAGTTTCCGACAAGACATTATCATCTGTCGAAATAGGATCATCTGGCGGTTCATCTTTTTCTTTAGTTTTAGTATCTTGTATACCAAAGTCTTCTACTTTAGGTTCTGGTTCCAATGACTTTTCAGATATAAAACTTATACGTTCCCCTCGTCTTTCCTTGAGGCTGATATTAGTCGCTATCACTAACAGTATTGCTAATGGGTCAAATACGACTATTAATAACATTATAACACCTCTGACAGCTTTGTCAAGCGTTTCTTGGTCCGTGTTACCATATATCATTTCAGCAACGTATAGTATTGGGCCTATCTCTACTTGTATTGCTAATTGTTCCTGATCTAACAACAATTTAGTCTCATTGATGCGGTCTATCTCTGTTTGTGCTGAGTCAATCGCAACATTCAATGACTGACGCTCATCTGTCTGACGTTCTCTAGTCGCTACAGAACCATCGTCACCCCGTATTCTATCATAGTCAATGAGTGTCTGTACCGTCTCGTCTAACTGGTCTAATACGGTCTGAGCATCATTTATCCTACGTTGTTCGGAGGATATTTGCCTATCTAATCGTTCGATTTGTAATGTATTGTCACCTGTGAGGACAGTGTGTTCTAAATGTGCTTTAGTTAAAAATCCGAAGATCCCCATTGAGGTAATGAGTGATAGCACAATGACTGCTATTATAAAATATGCTTTGAGTACCTTTTGTGCGCTATCCCAATAGCGATATACCCACGATGCAGTGACAAGTTTAGCAATTTCTAACACTACACCCATAGCCAGAATTGGCTGTGCAGCTGCTGGGAAGATTGCCATAAGTCCGACAATAGAAAACCAACCAGCTACTACTGATACAGATAATGCTGAGAATAACAGCAGGGCTATGAAAAACATTTTGGACTCCAATCCAGAGGTTCAAAGGAAGCTAGCGGTTCTTTGTTTAGTCTAATATTTAACATTGAATTTAAACATTTAGGGTCTTTTCTCTGTTGCCATTGCAAGAGAAATTCCTGCATCTTAGCATGGGATTTCATGTCAAACTCTGCAATAGTTTCTTTTTCAAGTTCACCTGCATACTCCAAAACATATCTGGAGCTACCATAATATTTTTCATAAAGTTTCTGGGTTTTCCCAGAGTATCCTATATAGTAATCACCACTAGGGAAGTAAGTACAATATACGCGATGAACCTGTTTCTCTTTAGGTTTCTTCTTCCTCTTTTTCTTCGCTACCTTCTTCTTCAACACCATCTAGTACACCCTCATTATCTTGTGTACTATTTATGTCATCATTTTTCCCCCAGATCGCATCCCAGTTAGAATCAAACCGTTTTTTATCTACTTTCCGGGGCCTGCTACCTTTACCACCAGACCACTGGGTCATATATGATCTCCATCTGTAAAGGCTCTATGTCCTTCATAATACATCTGTATTATGACATGAATACCAATATCGAATACTGTCAGTATTAGGAATACTATCCACCCCATTAGTCTTTCTCGAAATCTAAGTCATTTTCTGTTGCTAGCTCAGCACAAAAAGGACAAAAAATAGGTTCGTCTACTGTATTATCTGGATCGTATGTTACCATACTGTCTGTACCGCATTTGTCACAATATAATTCTACTGTTATTTTACTTGACATGTTTTAATTCCCGCTTGCAATAAAAAATTTTCACCTGAGCCAGTTGTTCCGTCGTATTTATGTCGGTAGTATACTTTCGTTATACCGGTGTTGTAAATGCTTTTAGCACATTCAATACAAGGAGAGTGTGTAGAAAACAACACTGCACCTTCACTCGATTCTGTGCTCTTAGCTAATTTATCTAGGGCATTCCTCTCTGCGTGTATCACTTCTGGTTTAGTTGTCATGTATATGTTAGTGCCGTTATCTATAATATCTTCACACGCATTGTACCAACCTGTCGGTGTACCGTTATATCCTATTGAAAGGATTCTTTCCCCCCTTACAATTATAGCACCAACCTGTAGTTTTTTCGCATAAGATAATTTTGCAGTCTCTTCGGCGATCTTAATAAAGTAATTTACATATTTTTCTTTCATGCCCATACATCTCCCCAATCACCTAATAATGCACCCTTTGCATAATCAGTTGATCTATTTTCAAAAAAGTTAGTGTGTGTGGGAGCGTTTATCATAGATTCGACCCAAAGCAACGGATTCTTTTTAACTTTGAATATGCCCTTCATTCCTAAGCTAATCAGTCGCCTGTCACATATATATCTAATATACTTTTTAACCTCCTCTGCTGTCAATCCCTCCATAGGCCCCAATGCAAATGCTAGATCAATAAACTTATCTTCAAGCTCTACCATCTTCTCAGCTATAGTATATATCTTTCCTTTGAGGTCATCATTCCAGATGTCAATGTTCTCGTTAATATACTCACGGAACAGTTTAATCATATTCTCTGAATGTAATGTTTCATCAACAATAGACCAAGTAATAATCTGTCCCATGCCTTTCATCTTACCGTGGCGAGGGAAGTTTAATAGCATAATGAATGAGGAGAACAACTGCATGCCTTCTGTAAATGCTGAGAAGGCAGCAATGTTTGTTGCTACTGTCGAGATACTCTGATCTGAATTAGACAACCCCATGAAGTATTCATGTTTATCCTTCATGGCATCATACTCAAGGAATTCATTGTAAGTAGACTCAGGCATACCCAATGTCTCAATAAGATGTGAGTATGCTGCTACGTGTAGTGCCTCTCGCGCTGCAAATCCTACGAGCATCATTCGTACTTCAGGTTGAGGGAAGTGGGGCAAGTAGTTGTTCACATAACCCCCAGCAACATCAATATCACCTTGTACAAAGAATCTAAAGATATTTGTTAAGAAACCCTTCTCACCATCTGATAGTTTAGTATTCCAATCCTTAACATCTTCTGACATTGGCACCTCAGTGTGTAACCAATGGGATTGTTCGTGTTTTAGCCACGCATCATAAGCCCAAGCATAGTTAAATGGTTTGAAATATGCTCTTTCTTCTGTTAACTTTGACATGTATTCATCTTCTCCAAAAATTCCTTTTCATTTATCCTTCACACGCTAAACATTCTGAATTTTCCACCAACACTGTTATGTCTTCCTTAATAATATCACGTTCAATCTGCCTAGATACTTTATCAGCTTTACCGATTTTCTCTGAGCGACAATAGTACAGAGTTTTGAGTCCAGACTTCCAAGCAAGAAAGTGTACTAGATGTAGATACTTAATATTTGCATCGGGCCTGAAGAAAAGATTTAATGATTGCGCTTGGTCAATAAACTCTTGTCGTTTAGATGCATGGTCTATTATCCACCGCTGATCTATTTCCATAGCGGTTTTGTAAACATCTTTCTCATCTTGTGTGAAGTATCTCAAATGTTGAATTGAACCATCGTGAGAAATTATTGAACTCCAGACTTCTTCATCTGTCTGTTTTGTTTCCCCAGCTTCAATCTTATAGTGAATAAGGTCCACCAAATGCTTATTCTTATTAAGAAAAGATCCAGATAATGTATCTTGCCTGTAAGCATTCGCCCTATAAGGTTCAATACTAGGACTAGTGTTGCCCATGATAATACTACTAGATGCATTAGGAGCGATAGCCATGATATGACTAAACCTCTGCCCTGTACCGTTTGCGTCAGGAGCTTCGCCTCGCTCTGTACCCAATTCCAAATTTGCTTCATCGAGTTTAGTCCTTATATGTTTAAACATTCGCATATTAGCACTAGTTGCATACATACTTTCAAATGCGATCTTGTTCTTTTGCAGGTAGGCGTGAAATCCTAATGCACCGATACCAATACTCCGTTCTCGCATTGCTGAAAATTTAGCACGGGCTACTTCATCAGGAGCGTTGTCAATAAAATACTGTAATACATTATCTAACATTTCTGCCATATCTTTCAGGAACATTGTATTCTTAGACCAAGAGTCATAATGTTCTAAGTTTACAGAAGACAAACAACATACTGCCGTTCTATCTTTATTCGTGGGTAAAATGATTTCTGAACAAAGATTTGATTGATGAATCTTGAGTCCCAAATCCTTTTGGAATTGCGGTAAATGTTTATTACTAGTGTCGATGAAGTGTATGTACGGTTCACCTGTTTCCATACGAAGCTCTAGTATTTTTTGCCACAGTTCTTTAGCTGACACAGTTTCTCTTACTGCACCTGAGTGTGGATCAGTTAAGTTCCAACCGTCATCGGCGGTAGGGTCTACCATGCATCGCTCAATGACTTCCATGAAGCGGTCTGAAACATTAATGCCGTGATGTAAATTCAAACACCTTACATTAGGATCACCAGTTGGCTTTCTCATTTCCAAATACATTAAAACATCTGGGTGAGAAATATCAAGATAAGTGGCATAAGAGCCACGCCTAGTTCGCCCTTGCCTATAGGCTAAACAAGAAGCATCATACGTCTTAAGATGTGGCATAACGCCGACAGACTTATCATCAGAGGCACGGATACCAAAACCAATACCTACTCCACCGCCCAACATAGATAACCAATTTGTTTCTGAAAGATTCTCTACAAGTCCCTCTGCCGTATCTTCAATAAAGTTTAAGAAACAACTAATAGGCATGCCTTTTTTAGACCTACCGAACGATAGAATCGGTGTTGAGTAAGACAACCAATGTTTACTACTGTATTCATACAATCGTTGTGCGTGTTCGGGGTTGCTTCCGAATGTTGAGCAGACATAAGCAAAACGTTCTTGAGGAGATACTTCATCCTCACACATATAAGACTCACGCAATCTTGCAAGTCCCAAATCATCAAACAATTCATCACGAGATAAATCGATATGAATGCCCATGTGGTCGAGTCTAGCCATTAGTTACCCTTTTCATCAGTGTGATTCAATTCAGCAAGTCGCTTGTATAACGAATATCGCATTTCCGTTTCCTCAGCAACATTTTTTTCTAAAATGGTAATTCTATCTCGTAAAGCCATTAGCTCTTTATTCAGATCATGAATAATTTGCTTGGCTCTTTCTTGTGCATATTTGTTAGCTATGTTCATTAGCATTTTCTCCATGATGTAAATTCAAGCTCTGCTTCAAGACCTTGATATGTATTATCTACTATTATACTTATAACTTCACCCTTTGTCAAGCCCGAAAGTATCATATCATTTATATCTTTGTCTTCTATATATTCAGGCCAAAGACACACTTTATTACCTGCTTTAATTTGCTTTAACATGAGAGAACACACCTCTTTGTTTCTAGGTTGATTATCAAATACAACGGTAAAGTATGTAAGACCTAATTTATCTATTTTGTTGAATGAAGTGCCTACACAAGCAATTGCATTATCAAGAAACAAACTATCAATGGGTCCTTCTACTACAAATACCTCTTTGTTAGTATCAACAACATCGAGGCCGTAAACTGAAAGATCATTCTCTCTTATTTTAAGATTTATATATCTTAATGTTTCACCCCTGATACCTCGCAATGCCATACCAGACAATTGCCCGTCAGGTGTGATAAAAGGCAGGGATAACCGTGGCTGTTTAATTTTAAGAGCTGCGGTGTATTTCGTATTTAGTTGTGATAGAGTCTGAATATCCTCAACATAATACATTCGGTGATATTGACTTTCAGGTATCATTCTATTTTTGACATACTGAACCGCCTCATGTTCTTCAGGCAAAGTATCAAGTCTGTCCATGAGATTGTCAATCAACCGTGCTGGTTTGTCAAATTCAGGTTTGAAGTCGAACGCGAAATCAGGATTTTGTTTTTTCTTAGTTTCAGTATTGTCATATTTCTTGACAAACTTCTCCACTACATATTCTTTGTAGAGGTTAGGGTCGAACTGCTCTAGGAATTTGCCGATGGTGGTACCGTAATCACAATTATGACAGCGATAGAACATATCGTTATCTTTACGATAAAAATAACCCCTAGTTTTATTTTTTTTCTTTTCAGAGTCACCGCATATGATGCACCTGCAATTAAACAGATAATCATCCTTCCGTTTAAACCTAGGTAAACGGTTAGACATCATATTAATATATTTTAAGTCCACAAACAAAGACATATCAGAATACCTTATAATTTATACAATTATACGTTATTCTGGATTGAATGTCAAGCGCTAAAAGTATGCAGCGAGGATTGTTCTTAATTCGGGGAGGATAATACCAGCAGCTATTAATATACCAACAATTATCCAGCGCCAGCTTTCTAATGTAGTCACTCTCTTCGCAAGATTCTTTTGATTATCACCTAGATCTTCTTTTAAATCCCTTATGGCCAATAATACTTTATCGATTTCCTTGGACATTTGATCTTCTACTTCCTTATGTTGCGTGGTAATTCTTGAGTGTAAATCTTTTATATCGCTTTTTGTTGTCTTATTTAATTCAGTGTAATTGTTATGTAGCCTTGATAGATGTTTGTCGTTCTCTTTAAATTTTTGTTCGTGTAAATTTATTAAACTTGATGAATTATTACATAAATCAGCGATCCTGTCAAGCGTTTCTGTTAATTTATCAAAAACTTTATCCATGTGAGATAATTGGCTTTTAACAATTGCTAGTTCAGTATCGGAATCAGTATTTTCGGTCATTTGAGAATTTTCTTTTTACGTTTACGTCTTACCATAGGCATCATAACAGGATCTCGTCCTGGTTCACCTTTGGGGCCGATGCCTATTCCGTGAACTGCTCCTGCGCCCGCTGAGTTAGCAGCAACTTCTTCTCGGAAAGATTTGAAAGAAACAATATTGTATTCCAATAATGTAGATTGCGTTTTAACATCATCGAACGATTCATATATGCTCAATAATGATTCAAAGCCTTCATCATCTTTTTCAAGTAATTCAAGCATGGCTTGATCTTGATTGTTTTCTTTAAGTATGGCTAAAGCTGCTGCAAAGGTAAGCAATCTATTAGCGCTTCTATTAGGAGAAGTCATAAGAGCTTGTTGAATTTTAAATATAAATCTATTCAACATTGTATAAGCATCTTTTTCTTGTGAAGTAGAAGTTTTCTTTATTCGCTTACCTTTGTTGTCAATTATTCCTAATTTATAAGCGTCAGACTTTTCTATTGGAGTTGACAACAATCTCAACAAACGAACCACTACAATTGTATCTGTTATATTAGCCATTAAAGTTTTCTTAGTTTATCTATTAGTTCATTGTTCAAAGGTATATCTGTTTCTGGTATACCTTGCGTAACTACAGTTTCTAAAGGCATCCTCTGTAAAAACACTAAATATGTTTTTAGTTCGGGCCAATATGCTTCTTCTAATTTAAAAAATAATAAATCTGTAGCTGCGCTACCAAAAACATTGTATAATACTACTAGGTGATTCAACACAAGCCTTTCGCTTGCTTCCCCTGATGCTTTATACCTGTTTAATAACCTTTTTACATATTTAATTTTTTTTAAATCTTCTTCTAATTCTGATAACCCCATTGATCCGGGACTATGATAATTTTTTATTGCATAAATCAAAAAATTATCTTCATTCAATTCAAACATATATAATCCTATAGCATTATGATAATGTTGCGGTACCTCCTATCATGTACCATTTGTCATTACTATATATAAAGGTTCCAGAGGCACCCACGGCGGAGAATGTTATTGTTCCGCTGACATTTGAGCCACTTAGGGCCAATTCGTGTCTGGTTATACCGTAACTGCCGTTATTCTCAATCATAACAATAATTTTGAGTTGACCTTCAGTACCAGATACAATAGACAATACACCCGGTGCAGCTGGATCTGAAATGTGTGTGATATTATCAGAAACAGAAATACTGCCAGATGCTGTTATTGTTTCAGAACCTTCTATACTAACAGTATCTTGAAACGCTACCGGCGTACCTACCTCAGCAAAAAGATTAGCAACAGTTATTTTTTTGCTTGTGTTAGATTGTATTAACAATAATGCATCAGAAGCGGTCGCTGCTGTAGCTGCAATCAGGTCTGAAGTTTTTACATCTGCCATTTTTTCATTTCCTTAGAAGTATTCCACCGATGACCAGATGGCGGTACCTCCTATCATGTACCATTTACCATTGGTAAATATAAAGGTACCGGAGTCACCCACAGATGAGAATGTTATTGTTCCAGCAACAGAGTAACCTTCCAAGGTTAACGTGTAACCGCCGGTATTATCAATCATAATAATACTTTTGATTTGGCCTTCAACACCATCTACAATAGACAATGTACCATCTACGCTTGGATTTGAGATGTATGTGATATTATCAGAAACAGAAATACTACCGGGTGATTTAGCATCAAATGTAATTGCTGTTCCGTAATTTGAATTGCCTTGATCCATATAAGCGATGACTACTTTATTATTAACTGGGTCGTAGGTTACGGTGGTGTAATCGGTGTCTGCACTTTCAAAAACAACGGGAGTATCGAAGCTAATATCTGTACCTGAAACAGTTCCTACAACTGCTGTGCCGTAACCTGTATTGGAGCGGCGGTACGCAATAACTACCTTATTGTTGGTTGAGTCGAAGGTTGCTGCTTGGTCAGTGACTTCAGCACTTTCATAAACTACAGGAGTACCGAAGCTAATGTCTGTACCTGCTACCGTCCCTACGATGGCTGTTCCGTAAGGCTGGCCGTAAGCTCTTCGGTACGCAATAACTACTTTATTATTAACTGAATCGAATGTTGCTGAGATATCAAGGGTGTATTCACTTTCAAAAACAACAGGAGTACCCCAAGTAATGGTCGAACCTGAAACAGTTCCTACAATGGCTGTGCCGTAGGAGAAGTTACCCTCATCCGTATAAGCAATGACTACTTTATTATTAACTGGGTCGTAGATCGCTGAGTTGTAGTAAGTGCCTGCACTTACAAAGACTGTGGGTGCGCCGAAGCTAATAGCCGTTCCACTCACTGTTCCTACAACTGCTGCTCCGTATTGTGGATTACCGGTCTTCGCGTAAGCAATAACTACTTTATTGTTAGTTGAGTCGTGGATTAGGCCTATGTATCGAACAGATGCACTTTCAAAAACAACAGGAGCACCGAAGCTAATGTCTGTACCTGAAACAGTTCCTACAACCGCTGTTCCGTAATTTGAATTGTCGGCATCTCGGTAAGCAATAACTACTTTATTATTAGTTGAGTCGAAGGTTGCGGATATCCAGACACTGTATGCACTTTCAAAAACAACAGGAGTACCCCAAGTAATGGTCGAACCTGAAACAGTTCCTACAACCGCTGTTCCGTAATTTGAATTGCCTTGATCCATATAAGCGATGACTACTTTATTATTAACTGGGTCGTAGGTCGCGGATGTGAAGTAAGTGCCTGCACTTTCAAAAACAGCAGGAGTACCTAGTTGCTCTCCATAAGGAATTGTTTCAGAACCTTCTATACTAACAGTATCTTGAAGCGTTACAGATGTATTTACAGCACCAAAAAGATT